AAGGTGGTGCGCAAGCTCAAGGACGGCCAGGGCCGCCCAATCTTCGTGCCGTCCTACGATTCGGGCATTGCCACGAAGGAGCCGGACACCCTGCTTGGCTACCCGCTGGTGATCAACCAGGACGTCGCGGCGATGGCGGCGAACGCGAAGTCCGTGCTCTTCGGCGACTTCTCGTTCTACAAGATCCGCGATGTCATGGAAGCGACCATGTTCCGGTTCACCGACTCCGCCTTTACGAAGCTCGGCCAGGTCGGCTTCCTGATGTGGGCGCGCTCGGACGGCAACCTGATCGACACCAACGCGGTGGCTTACTACCAGAACAGCGCCACCTGAGAACGGCCGAGCGGGCGGGGCGCGTGGAGTGCCTCGCCCGTTCCTTCTGCAGCACATTCAACACGAGGTTTTAGAACATGGCTGACGATCCCAAGCCCGAGCCGAAGACGAAGAAGGTCCGGGTGCTCACCGATATCCGTCACCGGGGCAAGCCCGTTACCCACAACTCCGTCGTCGAGATGACGAACGAGGAGATCAAGGCGCACGCCGGCGCCGTGGATCCGCACCCGGACGCCGTCGCGTATGCCGAAAGGCAAGCCGCGAAGGCGGCGCGGGCCGCGGCCGCGGCGAAGGGCGTCGATCTCGACGAGGACGACGAGTAAACGATGTCGGGCAGCACGCTCACGGCGCCTCCGCAGACCGAGCCGGTGACGGTCGAGGAGGCGCGATCGCACTGCCGGCTCACGGATACGAGCGAGGATGGACTGCTCGCGGGTTACATCCTCGCCGCCCGCGGGCTCGCCGAGGAGCGCACCGGCCGCGTCCTGGTCACTCAGACCTGGACGACGACCTTCGACCACGACTGGCCGCGGCCGGATGAACCGCGATCGAACTCGCGCGGGTATCCCGTGCGACGCTGCAGGCGGTGGTGTCGATCACGTACGTCGACACGAACGGCGATGAGCAAACTCTCGACCCCAGCCAGTACCAGGTCGGGACGCACGAGCTCGTCGGCGCCATCGATGAGGCATACGGGGTGTGCTGGCCGGCGGTTCGCTGCCAGATGGACGCGATTTCGGTCGAATACACCGCCGGCTACACGCAGGCGTCCCCGATGCCAGAAGGCATCCGCCAGGCGATCCTGCTGCTGGTGGGCCACTTCTACGCGAACCGGGAGGCGGTCATCGGCGCCGCGGCGCGTATCTCCCCGGTCGAGCTGCCGATCGGCGTCGAGGCCCTCCTGGCTCGTCACCTGGTGCCATGGGCGTTCTAGCCGCCGGCGAGCTTGACCGGCTCATCAAGCTCTACCACCTGCAGACGAGCCAGAATCCGACGAACGGGGAAGTGTCGACGGCGTTCGCCTCGACCCCGTACGCCTGCCAGTACGCCAAGCGCGTGGATATGAAGGGCACGAAACGCCTGATCGCCCAGCAGGTCACCTCGCAGCAGCAGGTCGAATATACGATCCGCTACCGCGACGATGTGTCCGAGACCGATCGGCTCATCAACGAGGACGGGATCGCCTTCGAGATCCTGCAGATCGCGAAGCTCGGGCGCCGTGAGGCGCTCTCGCTCCTGTGCCGGGCGGTGATGACGTGACGGCCCTGGAGAGCGTGCGCGCGGCGCTGGTGGCCGATTCTGGCGTGACGGACGCGCTCGCGCAGGCGATCTACCCCCTCCAGGCGCCGCAGGGACAGGCGGTCCCGTACGCGATCCTGGACACGACCCACACGCATACCTTCAACGCCCTGGGCGGTTTCGCCGGCCTGGACTTGTGCCAAGTGGCCCTCGAGGTGTGGTCCGGGTCCTTCACCGACGCCGCGGCGATCGCCCTGACCTGCAGGCGCGCCCTCGAGGCAGCCGGTTTCCTGTGCGTCGACCAGGTCCCGGACCTGGTCGACGACGATGTCTCGCCGAATGAGTTCCGATCGGGCTGGGTATTCCAGGCCTCCCAATAACCATCCACTTTTGGAGAAATCCCCATGACTGGCGTAGCAGTAAAGGGCCAGGGCGCCATCCTGGCCGCGGGCCTGGCAACGAGCGGCTCGGCGCTCAACATCACTGGTGCCTCGCAGGCGAGTCCCGGCGTTCTCACCGTCACCAATGCGCTCTCGGCCGGCGCCGTGGGCGTCGTTGCCGGCATCAGCGGCATGTCGCAGCTGAACAATCGCGCCTTCACGCTTTCGCCCGTCACGGGCACGACCGCGACGCTGAAGGGCGAGGACACGACGAACGACACCGCGTATGTCTCCGGCGGCACGCTGCAGGCCTACACGATGACGCAGATCGCCAACGTCACCGGGATCAAGGGTTTCGACGGGCAGGCCTCCGAGATCGACACGACTCACCTGTTGTCAAGCGCCAAGGAGTTCCAGCTCGGGCTGCAGGACTTCGGCAACGTGACCGTCGACGTGCTCCTGATCAACGCCGATGCCGGCCAGATTGGTCTGCGCAAGCTCAAGGCCTCGGCGACCGCCGCGCCCTTCACGATCACGCTCGCCGATGGCACCGTCGCGACCTTCATGGCCTTCGTGAAGGAATTCAGCTTCGACGGGGTGAAGCCGGACGGCGCTGTCACCGGCGAGATCACCTTGCGCGTGACGAATGCGCCGGCGTGGTTCGCATGAGCCTGACGCGGGACCAGATCCTCGGCAGCGAGGATCGCAAGACTGTCGAGGTCAAGACGCCGGAGTGGGGTGACGGTGCGAGCGTTTTCGTGCGGACGCTCACCGGCTCGCAGCGCGAGGAGCTCGAAGCGGCGATCGCTGATCAAAAGACCGACATGCGCGCGCGCTTTGTCGCCGCCTTTGCCAGCGATTCCGACGGCGCTCCCTTGTTCACGATGGCCGATGTCCAGGCGATCAGCGCGAAGTCGGGCGTCGTCCTCACGCGCATCGTGAGCGCGGGCTTGAAGCTCAATTCGATGCGCGAGAAGGACGTCCAGGAGTTCGAAAAAAACTCATAGCCCAGCCGCGCCGGCGGTTCCTGCTGCTGCTGGCGCGCACGCTGGGCAAGACGGTCAAACAGCTCCTCGCCGACCTGGACGCGGCCGAGATCTCTGAGTGGCAGGCGTTCTTCCGACTGGAAGCGCGTGGGGCGAGCGCCGGCGGCGACAATCCTGAAAAGGTGGAGAAGGACTTGCGCAAGATCTTCGGAAGACGGGACCGTGGCTGACGACGGCGTAACTGTGCAGCTCGTGGGGCACCAAGACGTGGTCGACGCGTTGAATAACCTTCGCGACGAGCTCCCCCGTAGCTGGTTGAAGAATGCGCTCAAGGACGGCGCGCAGTTCCTGTATGAAGCGCTGCTGAGGTACGTCCCATACAAGACGGGAAAGCTCGCGCGCAACATCTCCGTGCGCACGCAGCAGGCGGGGGACTGGATGCGGGCTCGGGTGACGGTCAACACGATCGGAAAGGCCGACGATCCGGCGAATGCCTTCTATTGGCGCTTCCTCGAGAAGGGATGGCATGACCGCGCCGGCAGGGCGCATGTTGAGGAGTTCTTGAAGTCGCCGATCGAGGCGCACGAGCAGCGGGCGGCGCAGATGGTCATCGACGCGGTCGGCGCCGCCATCGATGAGGCAGAGGCGAAGGCGCGGTGAGGGTATTACATGGCTTTGTTTGACATCCTGGTCAATATCGCCGCCTCGAGCGCCCAGTTCCAGAGCGAGATGAAGAAGGTCACCAGCACGCTCGAGGAGGTGGGAGAGGTCGCTAAGACCGCGCTCGAATTCACCGGCGTGGCCGTCGGCCTGAACGAGCTGCGCGAGTCATTCACCAACGCGGCCGAAGGCGCCGAGCAGCTGCAACAGCTCTCTGAGCGCATGGGCGAGACGACGGCTTCGCTCTCACAGCTTCAATTCGCCGCCCAGGCGACGAATGTGCCATTTGCCACGCTCACCGGCGCCCTCAACATCATGCAGCGCAACTTGGTGCAGGCCTCCGAAGGAGGAGGGCGCGCGAAGCAGGCGCTCGCTGATCTCGGAATCGACGCATCGAAGCTGGCCGCGCTCCCGCTGGATGCGCAGCTCGACATCATCGCCGATCGGATCAAGTCGCTGCCGAGTCCCACCGAGCAGACGGCAGCCGCGATGAGGTTGTTCGGCGCCGCCGGCGCGGAATTGCTGCCGCTGCTTCGCGACGGATCTGCTGGCATCGATGAGATGCGCGCAAAGGCTGACGCGCTCGGGGTGACGATGGGCACCGAGACCGTGCAGTCCCTTGCCAAGGCGAACACTGCCATCACCAACCTGAAGGCCTCCTTCAGGAGCTTCGCGACGGAGGTGGCCGGAGATGTGGCGCCGGCAGTCACAGGTTTTCTCGACAAAATGACGCAGTCCTTGTCGTCGGCGCGCACGCGGTTCGATGCGGTCACAGGCTCAGGCTCCTGGCAGGCGCAGGTCACGGGCCTCGAAGGGCAGGCGAAGGATCTGCAGACCCGCATCGATAACATCAAGAACAGCACCGACTGGATCTCGACGCACAATCCGTTCAACGCGTCGCTGCTGCAGGACTATTCCGCTGAGCTCAAGGACATCAACAAGCAGATTGCGGACCTCACGCCGCTCGAGCCGGTGACGGTGACGGCGCAGAAGGTCGTTTCGGCCGGTCCGGATCTGACCGATATCGTCGTGCGCGCCACGAAGATCAACGAAGACTACATGCAGCAGTACTACGACAAGCTGAACACCATGTCGGAGAGCGACGTGCAGTCGACCGTCGCGGCGTGGGATGAGAAGGAAAACGCGGCGAGGCAGCTCTACGCAGACGGCATCATCGACGCCACGGAATTCCAGAATCGGCTCGAGGCGATCAATGACAGCTTCCTGCAGCCGGTTCAGGTGACGGCGAAGACGATCACTCAGTCCGTCAAGGACCATTACGCTGATATGCAGAAGTACGCGCAGTCCGCAGCGCAATCGATCCAGGGCTCCTTCGCGACTTTCCTCGAGGACCCGTCGATCTCCGGCTTCAAGAAGATGGCCGATGCGTGGCTGGAGACGCTCGACAAGATGGTCGCGGACGCGGCGGCGAGCGGGATCTTCCAGCTGATCTTCGGCGCGAACACGCCCGGCGGCGGCCTTTCCGGGCTTCTGAGCTCTGGCCTCGGCGCGCTCTTCGGCGGGGGCGGCAGCAGCCTTTCTACCGTGTCGTCCTCTCTCAGCGCTTCGGCCGATACCGGAATCGACTCGGTGCTCATGAGCGTTCCTGGCATGAAAAACGGCGGCTCATGGAACGTCGGCGGCTCCGGCGGCGTCGACTCGCAGCTGGTGGCCTTCAAGGCAACTCCTGGCGAGAACGTCCAGGTCGGTCAAAGCGGCGGCGGCTACATTGACGCGCGCACCTATGTGACCGTCACGAGTCCTGAGGTCACGAAGCAGGATGTCGTGATGGCCGTCGCGCAGGGACAGTCCTCGACCATATCGAAGATGCAGGACATGAAGCGCCGAGGCAGTTTCTGATGGACCTGCTGCTTCCGCTTCCGGTGCGCGTCTCGAAGGTGACGCCCTCGATCATCAGCAACACGGCGGCATCCCCGTCGATCTTCTCCGGCGCGCAACGCTCGATGGCGCGCTCGGGCGATCGGTATGGATTCGATATCGTGGTGTCGGGCGCTTCGGATCGGGAGGTGTTCCCGATGCGGGCCGCGCTGAGGGCCATAACGGCCGGCCTTCGCGGCCAGACGAACCGGATCTGGTTCGCCGATCCGTCCTACGCGCCCCGCGGCTCGTTTCCGGGCGGCGAGCTCGTCCCGAACGGAACATTCGCCGCCGGCGCGAACGGCTGGGGAACCTCCGGCGCCGCCCTGTCCGTGGCGGACGGCTACGCCCGGATCCAGAACTCAGGCGCCGCGGTGGGTTACGCGGTCACCTCCGCGCTGACGACGACCTCCGGGATCTCGTACGCGGTCCGGGCGCTCATGTACCCCGGGAAGGTCTCCTCGTGGGGCGTCAACGTCGGGACGAGCTCCGGCGCGAGCGATCGCCTCGCAAGCGGCGCGGTCACATCGCAGGGCCTCTACATCGGTGAGTTCGCCGCGACCAGCTCCTCGTCCTATCTCTCGCTCCTATGCGATACGAGCACCGCGGCGGACTTCGTGTACTACCAGTACGCCTCGGTCACACGGTGCGCCCTGGTCAACGGCGCTTCGCAGACGGGCGCGAATCTCAACATCCAGTCCCTGCCCGCCAGCACCAATGGCCTCCTGCTGCCGGGCGATCGCGTCCAGATCGGCACGCAGCTCAATACCGTCGTCGCGCCGCTGAGCTCCGACAGCGGAGGCGGCGGCTACCTGCAGTGCGCCGCGCCCTGGCGGCTGTCGCCGGCGAACGGGGCGCCGGTGATCATCTTCAATCCCATGGCCCGGTGCATCCTCACGAGCGCCTCGGGCAGCTGGGACGAGTCGCCGGGCAAGTACGCCGACTTCGAGCTGCAGATCCAGGAATCGTTGGACCTTCTCCAGTGACGCCGGCACCTGGCCGCCGGTACCGCGCGGTCATCTTTCACCCGGGCCCGCTCAGCCGCTTCCTCAGCGGGCGCGCCTTTGGCAAGACAGATCCGCGCAAGGTACCGGTCCTCGGCGCCGGCGTTGTCGGCCCTGACCCGCGCGAGGTCATTCTCGAGAAATCGTTCCGGACGAGGCCCTTCGCGGCCGCGTGGAGCGCGATGCACCTTAAACGCATGACGAACGTGTGCGCGGAAATCTATGACCAATCGGCTCTCTAGCGCGAATCAGACGGCAACCTCGGCGGCGCACGTCCCATATGCCCTGTTCGCTGCCTTCAACTTCGTGAGCGGTATGGTGCGCCTGACGAGCTGGGACCAGGACATTACCTGGGGCGGCAACACGTTCCAGTCGATCGGCAAGTTCGCGGGCTTCAGTGATTACGAGGAGGGGACAGATCTCATCTCGGCGTCGCTGACCTTCACGATCGCAGGCGTCGATAGCTCGATCCTGTCGACGGCCCTGACCGAGAAGTATCACAACCGCGACGCCTCCCTCTGGGTCGGATGGCTCGACCAGAACAACAACCTGGTCGATACACCCTACCTGCTGTGGGAGGGCTTCATGGACTCGATGCCGCTCAACTCCGACCAGGGGCAGTCGTCCATAAACCTCGTATGCGAGAGCCGGCTGCTGCTGCTCGCGAAGAGTGCCGGGTGGACCTATTCGGACGTGCACCAGAAGCAATTCTTCACCGGCGACAGCTTCTTCAGTCTCGTCGCGAGCCTGCCGAACAAGGTCGTAACGTGGGGCATCGCGTCGAGCACTGCGTCATGAGAAAGCACGGCTGGCCGGAACTCCTCGCCGACTACATCCAGGCCTCCTTGACGAAGCAGTTCGCGTACGGTTCCTTCGACTGCGCGCTGTTCTGCGCGGACTGGATCCAGATCGCGACGGGCGACGATCCTGCGGCGGATCTGCGCGGCTATGACTCAATGCTCGAGGCGTATCGGATCGTCGGCCGCTTCGGCTCGATGGAATCCATGGCAACGCAGCTGCTGCGATCGGAGCCGTGCCACGTCGCCTTCGCCCAGCGCGGCGACATCGTCTTGATGCGAAGTGCGAGCCTGGTGACCGACGCCGGGCAGGTCGACGGCGCCGCGGAGGTCCTCGGGATCTGCCTCGGCCGCTCATCGGCCTTCCCGAACAAGAAGGGCCTTTGGATGCTGCCGACACTCGAGGCCGCGGCGGCCTGGAAGATCGCTTAAATGCCCTACGTCATCGCCTACGCCGCCGCGTATATCGCGACGACGCTGGGCGCGAGCATTGCCACCGCGACGGCCGTCGGCGTCGCCGCGGCGAGCATCGTCGTCGAGGTCGGCGTGTCGCTGGCGGTTTCCCTCGCCGTCTCGGAGATCGCAAAGGCGCTGGCCGGCAAGCCTGGTGCGAAGGGCGATCCTCCGCAGCGACTGAGCACTACGCGCGGCACCGCCGCGTATCAGCAGCTGATCTACGGCCAGGTGCGCACCGGCGGCTTCCTCGCGTATTACAACACCAGCGGCACGAACAACGACGTCCTCTGGTTCGTGATCGTGGTCGCGGCGCACGAGGTCACGGCGATCGACGACGTGTGGCTCGATGCGCGGCACCTGACGAACGCGGACTTCAACGTCGGCGGCCAATGCCTGAACGCCGCCTTCAATAATCCGAGCGGCAACCCGAAGCTCTCGGTATTCAAGCACCTGGGCGGAAGCACGAGCGCCGTCGATTCGACCCTGCAGGCCGCGTGCCCCGAGTGGGACAGCTCTCACATCGGGTACGGCGTCGCATATCTGGTGTTCCAGCTCGCCCGCGACAGCGTCGTGTGGCCTGCCGGCGCTCCCTCGAACTTCTTCGCCCTGGTCAAGGGCCGCAAGCTCTACGACCCGCGACTGGACTCGACCAATGGCGGATCCGGATCGCATCGGTACACCGATCCTTCGACGTGGGCCTGGTCCCAGAACTGGGCGCTCGCGGTGCGCGATTACCTCGCTGGAGGCGCCGTGATGTACGTGTCCGGCACGGCGGACAGGCGCAAGGGCCTCGGCGAGGCGGATGCGCGCATCGACGACAGCTACATCATCGCGGCCGCCAACCATGCCGACGAGACGGTCACGGTGCCGCTGCCGATGATTCCGGGGACGACGACCTGGACGAATAGCAGCACTGCGGTCCTCGGAACGGGCACGCAATTCACCGACCTGACCGCGCTCACCGATTACGTGGTCTCGCCGGGCGGCGTCGTGCATCAGATCGCCTCGATCACCGACGATACGCATATGACAGTCGTCGGCGCCTACGCCGGTTCGACCTCATCGAGCAACATCACCCACTACAGCACATCGAGCTCGGCAACCTCGACGACCGAGTCGCGGTTCACAGCCGACTGCCAGCTCTCGTGCGGCAATCCACACTCCGAGAACATCGCCATACTGCTATCGGCAGGCAACGGGAAGCTCTCCTATTCGGGTGGCAAGTGGTGCCTGTCGGCCGGCGTCTATGTCACGCCGACCGTCACGCTCACGCAGGACGATGTCCTGGGCGCGCTCACCGTGAACACGCATGACACGTCCGACCAGTGTTGGAATTACGTCGACGGGACGTTCTTCGACGAGAACAATGGCTGGGCCGAGATGCCGTTCCCGGCGCAGCAGAATCCGACATATGAGTCCGACGACGGCCGCCAGTATCCGAACTCGATAGACCTTCAGGCCACGCGCGGCGTCTACCGGGCGCAGCGGATCGCCCAGGTGATCCTGCAGCAGGGCCGCAACATGCTGACGATCAACGCGTCGGCGTTGTCGCAGAAGGCGTTCCAGATCAAGACGTGGGACAACTTCTACCTCACGATCCCTGAGTACGGCTGGACGAACCAGGTGTTCAAGTGCGTGAAGTGGAAGTTCCTCGCTTCGGGGCTCCTCTCCATCCAGGCGCGATCCGAATCATCGAGCGCGTACGCGGATCCGGCGCTGGGCACGTACGTCGACCCTGCCACGAACAATCCGCCGGCATTCGTGCTCGATGAGCCGAATCCCCCCGGCGCACTCACGACCACGTCGGTATCGAACGGCGTGCAGCTGAACATCACGCTACCCGGCTACTTTCCGGCGAGCCAGTTCATCGAGATCTGGGAATACTCCTCGAACTCGCCGTTCTCGAGCGCCACGCTGATCGGGACGACCAGGTCCTCGACCTACGTCGTTTCGCACGCTGACACCGTCACGCGGTACTACTGGGTCACCACGGGCGATGTGAACGGCGGCCGCAGCACGAGCTACCCATCCGGCGCCGGCGTCGCCGGGACGCCGCTGTCTTCGCAGTTCTGGTCCCCGCAGCTGCGCGGCTACGCGCGCATCATCGGCGGCACGGTCTACAAGGACCCGAGCGGGACGCTGAACTCCTGGGATAGCGACGTGACATCCGCGATCGCATATCCAGCCGTCACCGTCGAGGGAACCTACAGCGCCGGCGGCGCGTCCTCGATCGGCCTGGCGACGGCCGTCGGGTCGGTCCTGCAGCCAGGCGGCGGTGGCACGTCGGGCTATTTCGCAATCTACGCGCACGGGGACTCATCGCAGACGATCGCGGTCGACGGGAGCGGGAACGTACTGTGGACGGGCGGCACGCCTGTCGCGGGCGATCGCTACCTCGTCGCCTATGATGGCTTCTACGTCGATTATTACGTCAACAACACGTGGGTCGCCTCGGCACCGCTCCTTTCCGCGAATGTTTACATCGGACTCGCGCTGTACCACAACAGCGAAGTCTTATCGAATGTTCAGGTGTCGGCATCGATCATTGCAACGCCTTCCGAATGGATCGAAACCGGAAATTGCGTTGTGAGCGGCTCGAATGCCGCCAAGGTCTCCGGGTCGACGGGCTGGAACTCGTCGATATATTCGCGAAATGGTCACACGACGGCACACGTCATCGGGAAGGCGACGAATCTGAGCGATTCGTGGATGCTTGGCCTCACGAACAGCAACCCGGCGGCATCACCGAGTTACGCAAACATCGCCGTCGCCTGGTATTGCGACGGCGCCGGCAATTGGGAGATTTACCAGACCGGCTCGCATATCTCTACCTACGGCGCCGCGAGCGTTACCGATGTCGTAGAAATCTCCTATGACGGGTCGGCGTATCACGCGGTCATCAACGGCGCGACGGCCTATTCCGTATCAGCCGCCGGCCTTACGGTCTTCGGCATGGCCGCGTTCAATAACGTTAATGCGGCCGGCGGTATCAACTCTCTCGAATTCGGACCGACCACCACGGCCGGCGTCACCGACAAGGCGCAGCTCGGCGCGAACTCCGCAAGCCTCCTGGTCTCGAATACGGCCTCGGGATCGGTAACGATCAATCCGAACGTGTCCGGGACCGCGCTCGACTCTGACGTCGTGAGCGTCACGGCCACATGCGACGGCTCCGCCCTCGGCATCGATATTTCCGGGGACGCTTTCATCGGCAACGGCAGCAGCTGCCATCTGACGAGCGCACTCATCACGATCCGCCGCGATGGGACCGACATAGGGACGGCCTCTTTCGATGGCGTCGCGGCACTTACGAACATCAGCGCGAACCTGTGGGCCGGCCAGGTCACGTTGACCGTCGTGGACACTCCGTCGGCCGGCAGTCACACCTACACGGCGCATATGCACGGGCAAGCCTCCGGAACGTCCGGCAGCTCAACGGTGCAGATGACAAACACTGCCATCAAGGTGCGGGAGTACTACAAGTGAAGAGCGTGATGTTCTATCACCATGAGACGGGCATTCTGCATCGAAACCACCTGGTCACATCCGATGACGCGCTGGTATCGAAGAATACACCGGCGGACCACGAGCCGATCGAGGTCCCAGACGGCCGGCGCTTCGATCACCTATCGCAGCGGGTCGACGTGGCGCAGCTGCGCGGCGGCGAACACGCCACGGCCGCGCACCTTGTCGACTATCAGCCCCCGCAACCCTCGGCCGACCACGAGTGGAACGCCTCGACGAAGCGCTGGCAGCTCAGCGCCGCGGCGCAGGCCGCGGCGGCCGCCAGTGCAGCCGCCAGGGCGCGCAAAGCCGAATTGATCGAGTCGCAGCACGACCTGGTGCGACGGGCCGTGCTCGGTGACATGGATGCGAAGCGGCAACTGACCGCGATCGAAGACGAGATCTTGGCGCTGAAGATCTGAAGGAGCGGAAATGGAAGCACACAGCGCAACCGGCATCCCGGTCGAATACCTGTTCACGGTGATCGGGGTGCTCGTGTCGTTGATCTATGTCGACATGAAGCGCGAGCTCAAGCACCTGCGCAAGAACGCCGAGATGCGCTCGGTCATGATCGACCGGCTGCGCATCGCGCTCTCCCTGGTGTGCCGCAAGTTGAACGTTCCATTCGGCGACATCCTTAAAGTGGGCGGCGACGAGCACGCCGACGAAGACAGCTGGCGCGGACAATGATCTTAGGTCTCGCCGGCGCGGCGCTGATCAAGCGCTTCGAAAGCTGTTCGCTCAAGGCCTATAGAGATCAAAAAAATGTGCTAACCATAGGTTACGGCCACACCGGGCCCGATGTCTCCGACGGCCTCACCTGCACGCTCACGCAGGCCGACACGTGGTTCCTCGAAGACACCCACACGGCCATCGTCGCGCTGAACCGCGATCTCACAGTGCCCGTCACGCAGAACCAGTTCGACGCGATGGCGAGCTTCCTGTTCAACGTCGGCATCACCGCCGGCGGCCACTCGACCCTCATCGACCTGGTCAACCGCCGGCTTACGAGCTGCGCGGCGCTCGAGTTCACGAAGTGGGACCACTGCTGCGGCGTCGTCGATCCGGGCCTCACCGTCCGGCGCGAAGCCGAGCGTGACCTCTTCCTGACGCCCTGAAAGCCAAACCTTTTCCCCGTCCCTCAACCTGGAGTCATTCCATGAACGACACGAAACTGTCGTGGCCCACTATTGCCACGGCCATCATCGCAACCTTCGTCGCCCCCTGGCTCGTCGATCGCGGCTTCAACCTATCCGCCGACCAGACCGCATGGCTGACCGCCTCCCTGGTCAGCCTGCCGACGGTACTCGTGCACGCACTGCACAACTGGATGGCCAAGCGCCCGGACAAGGTGACCACGGTCGCCAAGGTGCTCCTTCCGCTGGCCCTGGTTCTGCCGCTGATGACTGGCTGCGCGACCCTCTCCAAGGTCGAGACGGCGATCTCCTCCCCGAGCGCGCAGCCCTACCTGCAGGCCGCGGCCGACGTGGCCGTCGCTACGGCCGAAGCTAAGGGCATTACGGCGGCGCAGATCACCACCATCGCCCAGCAGGCCCTGGCGGCCGACCAGGGAACGGCGGCCACGCTGGCTACGGTGGCGGCCGTTGCGAACGCGGAGATCGCGAAGCTCGGTCTGCCGGCTGGGGATGTCCAGGCGGCGCAGATCCTGGAGGCGGCGCTCACCGTTGCCATCCAGGCCCAGATCGGCAACAACGCCTCGATCGCCCAGGCCCAGGCGGCCGTCGCCGTGGTTCTGAATGCGATCCTGGCCGCGGCGAACCCGACGATGGTGATCCAGTCGGTTCCCTCGAGCTCGGCGCCGACCACAGCCGCGCCCCACGGCGCGCCGCCGGCGCCGACGAGCTCCACGGACGTGCCGGCGCAGAACAAGCACTTCGTCCTGGCGTCCGTCGAGTCCCCGCAGGTCGTGGGCGCCTCGGCGAGCCTCGTGCTCGTGGCGTCGCTGCAGGCCTTCGGGCATGTGAGCGTCAGCGCGCCGACGGCCGCGGCCGTAACGGTGTTACTTCACGGTTAGCGCCGCGCTGATCGACGACCTGGTGAACTGACCCATGTTCCAGACGGAGCTCTACGTCCGCAGCAGCCGCACCAGGGACATCTGGGTCCTGGTGCGGCCGCTCGTCTGGACGGATGAAACCTTCGGGACGATCGAGGCGCCGATCGGCATGACGACGGACCTCGCATCGATCCCGCGGGCGCTGCGCGGGATCCCGGAGCTGGATCCGGACGGGTCCAGCCGGCGGGCAGCGGTTTGCCACGACTTCCTCTACGACCGTTCGGCCGGCCGTCTCAAGGGCAAGGACTTCGCCGACCGGTTCTTGCGCGCGGCCATGCTCGCCGATGGGTGCGGCGTCATCTGCGCGAACCTGTTCTTCGATGCGGTCCACGAGTTCGGGGCTTCCTCGTGGAACGCCTGGACGAAGGACCTCCCGCTGCTCGATCCCTGATAGGAGGGAATCCCATGCTGACTCGACTTCTCGCGCTGCTGGCCGGCGCGATGCTCTCTGCGGCTGTCCTGGCCCAGACGACTGCCCAGACGGTCACCATCACGGGCACCGTGACGATCAACGGCGTCTCGGTGCCATTCACCGGCAGCGCTCCGGTGCCCGTCCAGGTCGGCCCACAGGGCCCTGCAGGCCCTCAGGGCCCGGCAGGCCCGGCAGGTCCGCCTGGCCCTCCAGGGCCTGCAGGCGGGGCTGCCACGACCACGGCGCCCCAGCCGGCGGTGCAGATGACCGGATCGCTCCTGGGCGTCTCCACGCCGATCTCCGTGGGCACCGACCAGTACACCGTCGTGGGGGGCGTCATCCAGAAGAACGGCTCGGTGATCGGGCTCTCCTCCGGGGTCGTGCTGCTGGTGTACAACGGCACCGTCTTCGTCCAGGAGAACAGCGCCTGCCTGCTATGGTCGGCTCCCGACGCCAGCGCCTGGACGCCCGTGACCGCCTTTCCGGCCGGCGTGTCGGTGCCCCCGTGTACGCCCGCGAGCACGAGCTCGGGCAGCGGGCCCGGCACGACCACGACCACGCCGCCCCCGGTCGTTGTCACAAACCCGGCCAGCTGCCCGGGACCTACGGGCGTCTTCGGCGTTGCGGTGTGCGGCAATAGGCTCATCTCGACGATCGACGGCACGCCGGTACAGCTGCGCGGCGTCGCGGTCTCGGGCCTCGAGTCCTACGCGATGGCATCCTGGGCGCACGGGGACGACTGGGGCGGTCAGAAGCCGAACATTGCGGCAATCAAGGCCTGGGGCGTCAATGCGGTGCGCCTTCCGCTGAACGAGGCCTCCTGGTTCGGGCAGCCGTGCGTGCCGACCCTCGGCGCGGCGTCGGTGAGCTCGGACCTGGGCAGTCCGCTGACCTACCAGCCGACCCTCAAGCAGACGGTGGATGCGGCCACGGCCGCGGGCATGTACGTCATCCTGGACCTGCACTTCACGGCCCCGGGCAATATCTGCCCGAACCAGCAGCAGCCCATGGCCGATGCCGAGCACTCGATCGCGTTCTGGACCGCCGTTGCCACCGCGTACAAGTCCTACCCGAATGTGATCCTCGAGCCGTTTAACGAGCCATTCCTGGATCAGTTCAACATTGCGGGCAACGTCGACCAGGAGCTCGTCGCCGGCGGCGCTCAGGTGGCGCAGGTCGTGTTCCCGAACATCGGCAATGTGAACTACGCCTATACGACGACGGGCCTGCAGCAGATCGTGACCGCGATCCGCGCTGCGGGCTTCGCCGGCGTCGTCCTAGTGGGCTCCAACGCGTACGACTCCGACACCGGGCACTGGCTGCAGTACCACCCGACCGATCCGCTCGGGCAGATGGGCGCCGTCTGGCACGCGTACTACAACAATCCGGAGACGCTCCCGAACTGCGTCGGGCAGGCGGCAACGTGCGGCCCGGCGACGATGGCGGCCGCCCAGGCGATCCAGGCGGCAGGCTATCCGGTCGTGATCACCGAGTTCGGTGCGCCGGTCAATGACGCCACGTGGCCTCAGGTGCTGCTGCCATTCGCCGACTCGAACGCCATGAGCTATATGGCCTGGACGTGGGACGTGTGGGGAACGCCGGCGAATGATCTGATCACCGACGCCAGCGGTACGCCCGACGGCGCGTACGGCGCGTACGTCAAAGCGCACTACCTGTGCCGGGCGGCCGGGACGGCGAGCTGCCCCTGACTCCTGGCCTTCTCGACCTGCTTGAGCTCCTCGTTCAGCCGCTCGATCCTGTCCAGCAGCGCCCGCGCCTGGTCGAACTTCCCTTCATCGCGCAGCTGTCCGCACCGCTCGATCATCGCCGTGACCTGGTCGGTGATATTCCGGTGCAGGAGCGCGAGGGTGTGAGCGCTCATCGGCGGCTGTTTCTTCTTCGCCATCGTGGCGCATCCTACACCCGCGGCCGCCGATAGACCTCGATCCGAGGCGTCCGGCCGCGGCATTTCGAGCAGCGCAGCCTCGCGCGCAGCTGCTCGACCTTTAGCCAACCTTCCTTGGCAACCTTCCAACCATCCTTGATCTCCCGCACGTGCCCGCACTGGCACACCGCGAACACCGCGTAGGCGTGCCCGAATTCGTCGACCTCGTCATCGGTGGCCGGCTTGAGCGGCCGCGGCGGTTTGCGGTTCAGCATTCCGCGAAGGCTATCGCCTCGAGCTGCCCGACCAGCAAGTCGGCTGCTGCCGCACTGGATACAGCCTTACAGCTCTGGAGCCAATGCCTCGCGCTGCTCACGATTGACGACTGACGCCCGGTAGTCGATCAGCATAGCGGCGGCGTCTGTCACCTGCTCTCGACTCCAAGACTGATCCACGCTCTTGCGATGCCGGGCGTTGAATAGCCAGTTCTGCACGAACTGAAAGGCCGTGGATCGTTGCTGAGCCTCCGTAATGCTCATGATTGACCTCCTTGGGTGGGATGTCGGTTTTCAGGACAAGAGTTCAGGTGCATGAGCGCATCGACCGCTCCGCAATTGCAGTTCTCAGGAACCGGGCCGTACGGCTGCACCCGGAACGAGTACGTGCAGATCGTATGCTTTTTCCGTTGCAGCTTGGCGACCACGGCTTCGGCTTCGGCGCGCGTCTTGAGGCCCTTGCCATCCCACGGACGCCAGTCCCCTCCGGGAACCTCCATGCGGCTTTCTACTATCCAGATTTTCACGGCTGTTCTCTTTGATTGAGAAGTTAGTGTCCGGCTACTACCTGCGCACGGCGCAGGGCGTTTTGGATCTCGTCCAAGCCGGCGTGCAAGTCTCCATCCCAAAGCGCGCCCCTCCGAATGTCGTTAGACAGTTGAGCGGCTTTGGCGGCGATCAGGTCAAGATAGACCGTAGCTTCTTCCGGGTTACTTGCCATCACTGACTCCTGGCTCGGCAGTGAAGAACTACGCGCCGCCCTGGTCGGATCCGCCGGGCCCGCAGCCGACATCCGGCTCGTCCGACGTCGGCGAGCTGCTCAGCGTCAGCGGACCGCCTTGGTACGCGGCGACGGACTTGCGTAGCGACTTCAGCCGCTCGCCGGCCTGTTCCATGCGCCGCTCGAGCTCGGTGATCTCGCGGTTCTGCTCGGTGATCTCCTGCAGCTTGTGCAGGTTCGAGAGCAGCGACTGCTTGTGCGTCTCGGCCGCTTCCTCGGCCTGGGCCTGCAGCTGCTGCGTCGCCGCCTTCGGATCCTCCCCGTCCTCGAGGACCGCCTGCAGGTGCACGTCGCAACGCAGGTTCGAGTACGACTCGAACGGATGGTTGAACGTGCGGCCGGCGGACACTTTCACTTCGGTGACTTTCATTTGCTCCCTCCTAGGGAATTGCCATGTACTTGCGCCACAGCTTCTCGACGGCGAGCTGCGTGCGCGCTAGAACGAAATCGCGACGGATCTGCAGGGCCTTCGCCTGAGGCCCGAGGAGTTCCCGCGCGATCGCCGCCTTCGTGAATCCCTCCTCGAGCAACTGGCCGAGTAGAAGCCACGTTCGCGCTGCTGGCACGATCGAATGGTCGGCGCGCGCCGCCGGCGTCACCTTCAGCAGCCGCGCCATCGCCTGCGCGCGCATCCTGCGCCGCTCGCCGTTGACGATCTTCGCGACGACGCTGCGTGAAATGCTCGCGGCATCCGCGGCCGTCTTGTAACCGACGCCTTTTCGCGAGAGCTGCCGAAGGTGCGCGCGCGCCGGCGCAGTGTCGACAAGGCCGTTCCATTCACCGCGGCGCCGCGCGGCCGAGCGCTTGGTCTCGTAATTGGTATTCGCCATGCGGCAGCGAAGGCACCTGCAGCCGCCCATGTACTTGATGCGCGTGCCGTGAGGTTTGTCGGCCGCCAGGTCAGCGGCGCTGCGCAGGTCGGCGATCATGAAATCGTCACGCCCAGGATCCGCAGCTCAGTCGATCGCCGGATCCGCGGACGCCGGCCGTTCTTGATCCCCTTCAGCGTGCGTTCGGCGACGTGCGAGACCTTGGCGACGCGCCGGTGGCCGAAGCCCTCGGCGCTCAGGCGCGCGATGTGGGTCCTGGCGGCCGACGCGTCGACGACGTGACCGTTCTTCGTGAAGCGGCTCACGAGGGCACCTTCTCGACCCACTTCAGGTCGCTGATCCGGTACCGCAGCGCAACGCTGTTCGCCTTCGGCTTGACCGAGCCATCGGCGACCTGCATCAGCAGGACGGTGCGATCAGTGACCTCGACGACCTCGACCGTCAGGAGCGCCCGGCCGCCGGTGGCCTGGATCCACCACGTCTCGCCAGATTGAGGCCTTGCGCGGCGCGGTGGCGGCCGTGGCGACGACGCTCGCTGGACGGACGATTGCAGCGGTGCCGCGCTCGTGTCTTGTAGGCCTTCCTGCGCGGTCACAGGCCTATGCCCTTTTCATGCCCCGCCGGCGGCCAGTCCTGGCTGCTACCGGCCGATTGTGACGCGCTAAGTGATTGAATTCTCGATGGCGCTGCTACGGCGCTACCGGTCGAATGGCTCTCATAATGCCGGGGTCGAGGGTTCGATTCCCTCCCTTTCCATTCGATTTCAAGCACTTGTGCGACCCTCGGTTTGACCTATGCCCTTTTCCTGCCTCGTTTGTCGACGAACTGGCGCAGATGATCTGTCGACAGGTGGGCATAGTTCTGCACCATCGCGAACGATTTCCAGCCGCCGAGCTCCTGCAGCGCCTGCAGCGGGGTCCCGTCCTGGACGTGCCAGGACGCCCACGTGTGCCGCAGATCGTGAAACCTGAGCCAGGGGACGCCCGCGGCCGCCGTGGCAGCCTTGAAGATGCGGCCGTTCGCATCGTGGAACGGCAGCGCGCGACTGCTGCGCTTGGGGCCCTTCCGGTAGGTGAACACGTGCTCGGGGTGCTCGCCCCTCTGAGCCTTGAGGATCGCCAGCGCCCGGGATGACAGCGGCACGGCGATCGTCTCGCCGGCCTTCGACCTGGACGCCGGCACGATCAGCTGGCGCCGGCGCAGGTCCACCTGCGGCCAGGACAGCCCGGTCACGTTGGACATCCTCATGCCCGTCTCGAGGGCGACCTCGGCCACGTCCGCCAGGTGCGACGATCGGCTGCGCAGTTCCTTCAGCACTTGGCGCGCCTGCGACCTGGTCAGGAACCGGGCCTCGCGCTTCTCGATCGAGAACATCGGCACGACGGGCGCCTTGTCGATCCAGTCCCATTCCCGGTGCGCCCGCCGCAGCAGCATCCGCAGACACGCCATGTAACGATTCGCTGTCGCCTGAGAGCTCTCGGCTGCGCGGACCGCGCGACACTTCTCGATCAGCTCCCGATCGATGTCGACCAGGGCGACGCCGGCGAGGTACTGCTCGAACCATTTCAGGCGTTCCTCGTCCCGCGCTTTATCGCGGCCGTCGGCCAATTCTTTCCAGCGCCTGACGGCATCGTCGAACGTGTAGCGCGGTCGCTCTCCGAGCCGCAGCTGCCGGTAGAGATCAGAACGAAGTTTCGTCTCGAAGTCTTCGGCGGCGCAGCGGTCAGTTGTGCCAGTCGAGCGTCGAGTTTTGACGCCGCGGATCGAGAATCGACACCACCAATTGTCACTCTCGGGCTGCTTATAGAGCGGCATACGTACTCACGCGCGCGTCCCCTGATCAGTTCAATGAGGTCAGCTTCGACGAAAACCCATCGCCGGCCGATCTTCGCTCCGGGCACAATACCGGCGCGAGCCTTCCTCAGCAACGCGTCGGGCGACAGCTTCAGAAGCTGCGCCGCGTCATTGAGGCCGAGCGTGTTCATCGAAATAGCTTCTCCGTCGCCTTGCTCGACCAGTAGCGCAGCTCGGCCAGCTCTTCGGCGGTGCGCACCGCTGCGGCCTCCTCGGCAGCCTTCCTTGCTCGGTAAATCCGGGAGTTAAGCGCTGATCTGAAAAAGCGCCACTGCCTACCGACTCTGTGACCAGGCAGCTCGCGACGCATCGCCTGTCGCCGGACGGTGTCCTCCGTCAAGCGCAGGAGCGCGGCGGCCTCTTTCGTGGTGAGGACCTCGGGATCGTTCATGGCTT